CAAACGTCACGTTATTCGCGTCGAACACTTCCACTAGCTTGGCGAAATCCATCAGCGCGCGCGACAGGCGGTCGATCTTATAGACCACCACAACATCAACTAGGCCGCGCTCGATATCAGTGAGCAGGCGTTTCAGCGCTGGCCGTTCCAGCGTGCCGCCGGAAACACCGCCATCATCGTAGCGGTCGGCCTCCAATACCCAGCCCTCGGAACGCTGGCTGGCGATATAGGCCTCACACGCCTCGCGCTGTGCATCGAGGGAGTTGAATTCCATATCGAGCCCTTCTTCGCTCGACTTGCGCGTGTAGATGGCGGCGCGGATTTTCTTGACCGTGGCCGGCATGCTGGCGTCGGCGATGGCTTTGCGCTTCATGCCGAACCCCTCTTATTTTTCAAGCCAAAGAACACCCAGCCATTCCAGCGCGTGCCGGTGATGGCGCGCGCAATGGCGGAGAGTGATTGATAAGGCCGGCCCTGATATTCATAACCATCCTGCAACACCGTGACGGTGTGCTCGACACCCTGGAATTCACGGATCAACCTTGTGCCGGTGATCGGCCTGTCGTCGCCACGGATACGGCGCACTGCCACTTTGCCGCCGTCAAATTGCTCGCCCAGCCTCTCAAGCCGTGCCAGGGTTTCAGGCTTCAACCCGCCATAGGCCAGTTCCTGAATGCGATAGCCCAGCCGGCTTTCAAGAAAGCGCCGATTATAGGGCGGCGGCTCCTTGCCAAAGAGATCGCGCCATTGCTGCTTCAGTTCGGGCGTCGCGGTGGTTTTGAGCGCCGCGAGCCGACCGAGCACATCGGCTTGAGGAATGGCGGGGATGCTCGGCGTCGGCGTGCTGCCGGCTTTTGATTTAGCAGTGCGTATCATGCGTTTCTCCGGTTGGTCCGGTTCGCATCACGGCGCTGGGGTGCCGGAAAGTGTAGTCGAATTTCTCCACTTTCTGCTGGCACTGGTGCTTCCCGCGCCGCCGCGCGGCTGCGCAGCCGCAGTAATCCGCGGGCGAGGATATCGCAGACCTCGCGGAGGTGCGGTGGCAGTTGGGGGTTAGGAGAGATGCTTACGTTGTCGAGCGGCATGCCCAACTTATCTACGCATTTTTGCCGACGATGAAACAGGTTTCTGCTGTATGCGGAAGCACGACTATAAAGAAAGCATCAGAGCGAAAAAAACGATAACGCTACTGCCGCCGCCGTGCCTGCCGCCATTCCCATGGCATCTCGAAACGCCCCGCCCACATCCCCTGCGTCAAGTAGCGCGCGAGATCTTCGTCGCGCACGTAATCCGCCGAATAGCGCCGATAGGCCACGGCCCAACCATGCGAGACAAGTGATTGCCCGATATCCCGCCCTTGCGACCAGCAAGTGGCAACAAGGCGCTGGTAACGATCACGTTCGCGGCTGATGCAGTGAATTTCCCCACCCGCTACAGCCGCCGCCAATTCGGATGCGGCGCGGCGCCCGCAGGCCCAGGCATCGCCGGCACTATCTTCGCAGATCTGCCGAAGCTCAGGCGCATCAATGCCGTGCAAGCGCAGCCGAATCTCACCAACTTGCAGCGTATCGCCATCAATCGCTCGCGCCTCGCCTTGCAGCAGAACGGGATCCATGCGCTTTGCTTCGGTAGGCATCGCGGCAACGCTGATAGCAAGTAGCGCAGTAACGAACGTAGTGCCAAGTTTCATGTATGAGGGCTCGTCAAGCCTAAATCTTCATTCCCGAGTTCATTACAAGCAATCATTACAGCGGCCTCCAGGGTAGTGTCGGCTCACCCCGCCCTCCTCGTAAGTCAGTCACTATACTCATTATCACGCGATCCTGCTCTTCACGGCTTAAGGACACGAAGGTCCTGTGTATCTCAACTGTACCAAAGCCCTCGATATTGATCTGGACTGGGTTGCTCAATGTCTGATTCCGACGAGCCTGCAGGTTTTCCCTTCGGATGCGTTCATCCTCAGCCTGTGCCGCATCAAACCTAGCTCTTGACCGTTCGGCTTTCCATAAGGATCGTGCCAACGCTGCATCCGCGCCAATTGCTCGCCAGATGCACCGCTCGGAGTCGAAGTAACGGGCTGATAGGCTGTTATAGGATTGACGCAGCGCGGGCGACACGGGCTGCCCTCGACTCTCGGACGACCGAATTTCTTCCACGAGTCGAGGTAGCTGCTGGCGCTCCCTTACGCTCGGGATTCGACATGTATCGTGGAGGCTATCCACGATGCTCGGTAAAAATCCGTAGTCCCATGTACCGCTCGGGTTCATATCTGCAAGGACGAGCGTGCCGGGCTCTGTCTCCAAAGCGCTGGTGATCACATTCGCTGGAATTTCCATTTCGCGGAGGAAGCCTTCGACACGCGTGCGGATCTCGCCAAGTGCCGTTCGGGTGTCCGGAATGCCAAGCTCCCTAACCATTGCTGGAGTGGCCCTCGGGCGATGGATAAGCAGATTGTCTCCTGTGCGTCGGATCCCGCCCGCCCAGACGAAAAAGCACGCGCTAGCGCAGACGCAATCCGGCCCTCGGCAAGCCTCCTGCCAACCGTTCTGCGCTGGTCCAGCCTCGAACATCTGAAGGCTTCCATTGGCGAGGTTTGCGCCCAAACGTTTGGGTGCCTCGGTCTGGAGATGCAATCGCCGTAACAGTCGCCCAATGGCCATAGCCTCCAGGACATCTCCGCCGGGTGAGTGCAAGTAGATCATGTGTGTGTCAGCGATGTTCCTACGCGACAGAGGGTCTTCGGGTCGACGATTGGTATCGGGGTCGAGAACTGCCTCTAACCTCTGAAGGTCACCGCGCACAATCTCGCCTTGGATCAGAATGGCTTCGCACTTGTCACGCTCTGCAGAGCGGTGAACACAAGTGATCTGAGCGGCTTTGGTTGCCTCCGTAAAACCAAGACTGCAAAGCGCAAGCAACATCAGCACGACAAAACGAGGAAATTTCCTCGCCAGTTTGTAGTCATCAATCATGGCTACCTCACCCCGGCTGGTTTGTTGCGAGGATGATTTGACAGCGATGAGCGACGTGAATCAAGGTGAAACGTCGTATTGCCTTATTTGGGAAAATGGATGTGCCGTTTGGTTTTCTCACTTCAGGGCCTCCGATCCTGCGCACAACGAAAGCCGATATAGACCACAGCAGTTGCCGGAGGCTTACTGGCCCGGTGGTCGCGATGCATTTGCGATGCGCCATACCACCAGGAACCACCGCGCGTGATGCGCTCGCTGCCAAGCGCGGTATCCACCCATTCCCAAGCATTCGCGCCCATGTCGTAGAGCCCATTCACGCCAGCCTGGGTGGTACCGACGCGCGCAGGACCGGTGCCTCGGTTGAGCCGTGCGGAGCGATCCAGGGCAAAGGGTGTCGGGCCGCAATCGCGCAGGCAATTCGCCCCTGTCGGGCGCTCGCCGGTGGGGTAGGGATAGGTCACGCCATTCTGGAACGGCGCGGGCGGTGATGCGCGCCGCTCCGTATGCGCAGCCTCCAACCATTCTGCATCGGTCGGCAGGCGCTTGCCAGCCCAGCGACAATAGGCCTGTGCTTCATCGAAAGTGATGTGTACCGCGGGCTCACGCTCATCCGCTGGCTCGCCAAAAGGCGTGCTCCATGTCCAGCCAGGCTTACGCACCCAGCCTGACTCGAACACCGAACCACCGCCTTGGCGTTCTGCCATGGTGACCATGCCCGTTGCAGCAACAAAGCGCCGGAAGGCACCAACAGAAACCTCGGTACGATCAATGGCAAAGCGGCCAATGGGCTGCATTTCCCCGTCCGCATGCGCGGCCGGGGCCGCGAGCAAGCCAAGGACAACCAGCAATGACTTTCCAACCATGCGCATGGTCACAGCTTCTTCCCCGCCCAGATAACACGGCCAATGATATTCACATCCTCGGTCGGGCGCTCGTAGTCGTTGTAAAGCGGATTAACCGATTTGATCACAATGCGTGATGGCTCCGCGGTCGGGATATGCTCGATGCGCTTCGCAACAATTCCAAGGCCGTCCCAGATCACAAAAATGCCAGGCGGCGCCGGTACGCGCTGCGACGTATCCACCAGCACACGATCGCCTGAGGCCAAAAGCGGTTCCATCGAATCCCCATCAATGGTGATGATCCTGAGATTGGCAGATCTTGCACGCAATTCATGGCGAATTACGGCATCGGGAAACATCCAGACTGCCTTGATTTCCTCATCACCCTCATGAAAGGCGCCGTGCCCGGCTGAAGCACGGACATCCAGTTCCGGCACCTGGGAGAATCCGGGCATGCCGCCGCCAATCGCGGTTGCCGGCGGTGCAGCAACCACCTGCGGCAAAGCAGGCTCCATTGCCGATTCTGTCTTGGCAGGACGCAGACTTTCTTCTGGCACACCAAGGAATGCCGCGAGCGCTTCGCGCGCATCTTCAGGCAGCGTCTTCGGAATCCCGCGATAGAGGTACTGCTGCAAATAGGCCGCGTTTCGCCCGATCGCGAGCGAAGCTTTTTTCAGGTCCGTGCGCTTTTGCTGGATCAGTTTCATGACCCTGAGACGCGTTGGATCGAGGTCCATGGTGCCTAACTCCTTGATCTGCCATTGATAGGTAATAGCCTATTTTATTTATTTGACCAGCGCAAGTTGGGCTGTCAATCCTATCCCTCATGACGAGCCGATACAGCGAAGAATTCATCACGGAAGTCGAAGACTTCCTGGCATCCACCCGGATGAAAGCCACTGATTTTGGCCGAGAATCTGTGGGTGATCCGAACTTTATCAGGCATTTACGTAAGGGGCGCTCGCCAAGCCTTCTAACCGCAGACCGGGTCAGCGCCTTCATGGAAAAGGTGAGGCAGGACCGCCAAGCCTCAGGAAAAAGGACGAAACTCCCATGAATAATAGTCCTACGAATCACCTCAATCAGGTCCATCTCGCCCGGCGCTGGAACCTAAGCCCGCGCACGCTGGAACGCTGGCGGTGGCTCAATCAGGGGCCACGCTACCTCAAGATCGGCGGACGGGTCGTCTATCGGCTGGAGGATGTGGAAACCTTCGAAAATGAGGTCGCCCATCAGCCTGAAGCGGTGGGGGCGAAGTGATGTGTACCCGCGCACCCTCCCCGCTTCGGCCGCAGATCGGCGAGGCCGAGATGCTTGCCTGGTTCCTGGCGGCGAGCCCCGGTGACCGCATCGCCTATTGGCGCGGGCATCTGGCAATTGATCTGGCCGTGACCGCGAGCCCGCTTGGCCAAAGTGAGCGCCGCCGCCTGTGTGGCTTGAAGGTCCTGGCGCTGAGCATGGCGGAGACCGGCTTGGTGCATCTCGTCCAGCAACGCCTCGGGCCGGATGACTATCTGTATCTGGCCATTGCGCGCCCCAGGCCGCGTCAGGGTAGCGCCCGCTTGATCCTGCCGGGCGTTTCCCCTCAGGCGGCGTCATCGCTGCCGCAGGCCGCGTGAGGTGCGCCATGGGTAAAGCCTCCCGCGACAAGGGCCTCCGGCGTGAACGTGCGCTGGTCGAGATCCACAAGCAAAGCGGCATCGCCGCCGAGCGTGTGCCGCTATCCGGTGCCACGCACTATCGCGGCAATGGCGCGGACATCGACATCTATGCGCGCGGCGCGGCCGAACCGCCGCTGATCGCCGAAGTCAAAGCTCGCGGTGACGGCGAAGGCTTCAAGACGCTGGAGCGCTGGCTCGGCACGCATGACGCACTGTTTCTCTGGCGCGACCGTGCGGCGCCGCTGGTGGTCGTGCCGCTGCATGTCTGGCTGGAACTGATTGGTCGCGGCTTGCCTACACCGCAGGTGAAGTCATGACGCGCCGTTCACTGCGCCGGCTGCGCCGCATCGGCCATGTGCTCCGCAACCTCTCCATCGGCGCTGTCTTCGCTGGCGGTTTCATCGCGCTCTGCTGGATCGCGGAACTGCTGGTGCTGCCATGACGCCCATCCCCATGAAAATGGCAACGCCCGTCCGGCCGTCGCCATGCAAGCCAGAGCCGGACATCACCCATTCCAACGAGACACACATGAGCAATCGCACCCAACTGGCGCAGTTGCGCACCCTGGCCACGGGTCGCCCCTCCTACGCCCTCGAAGCGAAGGAGACCGCGTAATGGCTATCTCCCTTGCATCCCTGCGTCGTGGTGGGGACACGCGTCCCCCACGCCTGCTGATCTATGGCGTTGCCGGTGTGGGCAAAACGAAGCTTGCCGCAGATGCGCCGAACCCGATCTTTCTGCAAACCGAGGACGGCCTCGGGCGCATTGATGCCGCGACCTTCGGCCTATTGCGCAATTTTGACGCCGTCATGGAAGCGCTGGGTAGCCTCTATTCCGAAGCACATGAATTTCAGACGCTTGTCATTGATAGCCTTGATTGGCTGGAACCGCTGATCTGGCAGCACACAGCGCAGCAGCACAATCAGCGCGACATTGAAGCCTTCGGCTATGGCAAGGGCTATCAGGCCGCGCTGGATACCTGGCGGACCTTTCTCGATGCGGTGAATACGCTGCGCGATGAATGCGGCATGGGCGTTCTGCTGATCGCTCATGCGGAAATCCGGCGCTTTGATAGTCCGGAAACTGAGCCCTACGACCGCTATCAACCGAAACTGCATCGCAGCGCATCTGCGCTGGTGCAGGAGCATGTCGATGGCGTGCTGTTTGCGAATTATCGCGTCAGCACGCTGAAGTCGGACGTCGGCTTTAACAAGAAGGTCGTCCGCGGCGTGAGCGGTGGTGATCGCCTGCTGCACACCATCGAACGTCCGGCCTTCCTGGCCAAGAACCGCTTTGGCCTTGAAGAAACCCTGCCGCTCGCCTGGAGCGATCTGGCCGCCGGCATTCCCTTTTACGCGGCAGCGTCCAACGCCCCCGTCACCCTCACCCAAGACACAGGGAACTGATCCCATGGCATCCCTCAATGGTACTTTTGATGCGACGGAAGTCGCCCCCGCCGTTCCGCTCGAGGTGCTGCCGCCCGGCAAATACCTCGCGCATCTGATCGAGAGTGAAATGGCACCGACTAAGGCCGGTGACGGGCAGCTGCTGAAGCTGGTCTTCGAGATCTTGGAAGGTCCCTCCGCGCGTCGGAAGATCTTCGATCAGCTGAACCTGGTGAACCGCAACGAGCAGACGGTGGAGATCGCGCAGCGCACCTTGTCGGCCATCTGCCACGCGGTGGGCCAGATGCATGTCGGCGATAGCGAGCAGCTTCACTTCAAACCGCTGTTCGTGACGCTGAAGGTCGAGCCTGCCGGTACCGACAAATACGGCGTGTACCGCGAGGCGCGGAACAAGGTGTCTGGCTATTCCGCTGCCAAAGCAGGGAGCACCAGTGTTGCGCCGAGCCAAGCAGCGCCGCCGCTCCGCCCCGCGACAACGCCCGCGCCGGCCACCCGCCCGGGCACTGGCAGCACGCCCCCTTGGCGGCGCGCCTGAGCGCGGGGGCTGCCATGGTTTGCTTGCCAATCCCGCCAACGCCCACCGTATCGGCCATCTACACCGCCTATGAGGAGGCGGCCGATCACGGGTATCGGGAACATCTGGGTGCCTCACTGATCGGCACCGAATGCGAGCGTGCCATCTGGTACGGCTTTCGCTGGACCACGCGCGCGAAGCATGCGGGCCGACTGCTTCGGCTATTCGATACTGGCAATCTGGCGGAGGCACGCTTTGTGGCCGACCTTCGCCGCATTGGCGTTACGGTCTTGGATCTTGATCCGGCCACCGGGCGCCAATGGCAGCTACGCGATACGGGCGGGCATTTCGGCGGCAGTATGGATGCGGTGGCGATCGGCTTTCCCGAAGCGCCCCGCACCTGGCATGTCTGCGAATTCAAAACCCATAGCGAGAAGTCCTTCCTCACGCTCAAGCGCGATGGGGTCGCCAAGGCCAAGCCGCAGCATTGGGCACAGATGCAGTCCTACATGCATCTGGCGGGACTGGATCGCGCCTTTTACCTCGCGGTGAACAAGAACACCGACGAGCTCTACCAGGAACGCATCCGCTACGATGCCGAGGCTGCGCTGCGCATCATGGCCAAGGCCGAGCGTGTCATTGTCGCGAACCGACCGCCTGCGCGCATCAGTGACGATCCAGCATGGTGGCAATGTCGCTTTTGCGAGCATCACGTCACCTGTCACGAGGGCGCGATGCCTGAGCGGCATTGCCGATCCTGCCTGCATGCCTCGCCCACCAATGACGGCGCCTGGCATTGCGCGCGGCACAACCATCAGCTTGGCCGGCGCGACCAGGAGGCAGGCTGCGTCGCGCATCTCTTTATCCCGGACTTCATCGCGGGTGAGCAGGAGGATGCTGGCGAGGATTGGGTGAGCTATCGGCTGCGCGACGGTACAGAGTGGCGCGACGGCGTTGCCGATACGCCAACGCCGAAACTGATCCCGCACCGTCCCTGTCTGACCTGCAGCAGCACCACCTTTCGCGTGGGACCCGGCAAG